ATCGATGCCCACTCCACGCTCGAGCATCTCCTGCATCTCAATGTCTAAATCGCTCATTTTTAACTCCTAATCGTTTACTATACTCATAGTATAGTGCCAAACCGATTTTGTGTCAATTAAGCAACCTGAAGAAAACGCTCAACGAACATGGGCTCAGCGTCTAAACTTACATAATTGTCACCCTGCATACCCTGTTCACTATAGCTGACAGCAGAGGGCAAACCCAATTTTCCCACTAGGAAATGCTTGAGTTCGTGTATGAACAATTTGTCACTATAGATTAAGCCGTCACGATCCACGTTCCAGGATCTAGTGTCAAAATGTACACGCAATTCTCCGTAGTTATCGCCGTCGTATTTGATCAACTCTAACTTAGTGAGCCTAACAGGCTTTCGCTTTGAACTGTAGTATCCGTCGCCGCTGGTGGGGATTTTCACATCAATTTTCATTACTAACTCCAAATTGTGATTTTACAACACTCGACCATTAACACTAAACCGAACAGGCTCAGCGAACTCAGGGAAATGCATGCCAAATGGAGCCAAATATTCGGCAACTCTCAGCAAGGAGATGTCTAAAATTTCTGCAATATCTTGGGGATCAAAGTCATTTATAAACAGCTCGTTGATATTCCAATCAAGGGATTTTGTGGTATCTACATGCTTAACAGACATTACTGGCTCCGTGTTGTTTACTGTATCCATATTATACTGACAAACCGATTTTGTGTCAATTAAACCGTGTAATGACTATAACTGCGGATCTTGCTAGACTTGTTGGTGTGGCTTTCGTCAAACTTGATGTCAGTGTAGCCTGCACCTTTGAGAGCATTAACCAAAGTAGCTAAGTCGCAATCCTCTTCTAGGAAGGCGTTACCGTTATATTGATAACTATAGGCGGTAATCTTGTCAGCAATGCCCAACTTGACCAGACGGGCTTTGGGAAAGCGAGCCCAAGCATGACCTGGGTCTGCGAAAACTTTGATTTTGATTTCTTTGGACATTTTAACTCCGTTTTGCTTACTGTACCTACAGTATAGTACCAAACCGATTTTGTGTCAATTAAGCAGCCAATCTCCTAGCTTCCGAGCTAATGTCTACTCGTACAGCGGGTTCTACTCGTTTGGGTTCTTTTGGCTCAGGACTGCGCCCGGTAATGCGATCCCGCAGTTCTTTCTGGACCTTCTGCATCATACTCATACGCCAGACTTCCATCATCTGATTACGAGCAGAACTGCCAGCAGCAGAGCTAATTGCTGATACTTTTTCCATGCTAAGTCCTTGATTTTTAGCGATATTTGGCTACAATTTCTTTGGTTTCTTCAATTATTTTCTTGGTTTCAGATTCGCTTTCCAAACGACTCAGATTAATTTGGTAGATCATATAAATGCAGAATGCTAGGAAAAACCATGTCAGTCCAGTTGCAATGTCTTCTACTGTAAAATAACTGGCTAAAATCTGCAGGGTTATTGACACTGCACTTACACCCATGACGAAACCACCTGCTTGTAGTGCTGCTTTCAATTTTAAATTCATCTTTCCTTTCCTTTCCATTGTATCCTAAGTCTAGCAAATTAGTCAATTTGTGTCAATAAAAAACCCCTTTCGGGGTTTGAAAGCTACCCTTCCCAGGGTTGCCCTTTGTTATTATACTTCATTATTGCCAGTGTCCTGGCTAACAGAAGTCTTGCTTGGATGTTGTCACTTAGTTCGTGTTCATCATCTATAAAGGTATTTAGTATAACGATTTCTAATCTACGGAGATTTCTTGCAATGTCCAAATCACTTGGACTAATAGTGTCAGGACCGTGTTCGAAATCGTCATAGTCTAAATTACTTCTTAGCAGGTTCTGCTGGCTTCTTTTCGTCCTTGGCAGGAGCAGCAGGAGCCGCTGCTGCTGCTGGTGCTGCTTTTGCATCACTTTTAGCATCAGCCTTTTTGGCATCTTCTTTCTTAGCTGGCTTGTCAACCTTGGGCATTTCCTTAGGTGTAGCAGGTGCTTCTACCTTGGCAGGAGCAGCAGCTTTTTCATCTTTCTTAGCAGCAGGTGCGGTTTGAGCTGCGACGCTGCCAGCAAATGCCAGAGCGATTAGGGTTGCGATAACTGATTTCATAATAATCTCCTATAGTTGAAATCGATTAAGCAAATAATTTTACTTGCTTACTATATATAACGCCTTAGGGGCAAAAAGCGTTTACAAACTTGGTAAACCTGTAAACACATTGTCTACCAATTTCATTTGTTCAGCCATAGCTCTACTGGTAATATGTATTAACAGTGCCCTTCGAGCTTGGTCTGTATGATTGGGCATGGTACTATGCAACACTCTCGGATGATAAATTAGCACATCTCCCAAATCCATACTGGGCTGAACAACATTTTTTAAAAATTCTTCGTTATAGACACCTTTATAGCTGTCTCTTACTATCCAATTTTTTATATGACTCTGCGGCAATAAGCCAGTCGCTCCATTCTCTCTAGTAAACTGACACAAAGGTACAATGCACTGTACACCTAACAGATCAAAACTTTCATGCCATTTTTCAAAACGATAAGGACTGTCTATGTGTGGTTTGATATATTTGTTTTTTGGTGTATTGGTAATAACATCTGCCACATAAACGCAGGGATCTTTAAACAAAAATCCCACAGTGTTGATTAGTATGTTGCCAACAGTTCGAACCTGTGGCCAGTCAGTTAATTGTTGACTCCACCATAATGCCAATTCAGGGCATTCATGAACTAGATCCTGCGGCCAATATTTATTGTCTATGCCATGACCGCGATTTGGTACTAGGTCTCTAACTCTTGAATTGATACTGTGAATAACACTGGGATCTATAATGTCCCTAGCTACGAAGAATCCATCTCGTAGAAAGATTTCTTTTAGTCCTTGTTGGCCCATAGATTAATATCACCTTGATAAAGACTGAATTCAAAGGCGTCCATTTCGTTGAACAGCACTAGCTTGGTACCTGATAGGTAGTAAGGCCAAGACATGCGTTTGTCTAGCATTATTAGAGTACCTGTTTTTACTGAATATTCTTTAGGCATTTTTATAGTATAGTTTTTCCATATCTTATGGGCCATACTGTAGCCTGATGTTGTAAATCGTGTTCCTTTGGGATTTTTGAATACAGCGAAAAATTCCAATGGATGATCAACTCTTTTCTGTAGTTCATTGATTATAAATCTACTTAGTTGTTCTTTTGTTAAGGTCATCTTCAAGAACCTCGATGCCTTCGCGTAATTCGACTACTGTAAAATCACTGCATTTAAATAACTTGTTCAGTTTTTCCATTAAATTAAATGCATGTCCAGGATTGCTAAAGCTAACTTTTTTATATTTTGGTCCAGGATAGTCTTGTAGACTATTCAAATGTGTTCTTAGATTGAAAGGTTTTCCTTTGTAAAAGACAGCATAGATGGCATCGGCTTCCAGTATTTCTTCACTTTTAAAACTAGCGGAATCTACATGCGTCAACAATATAGTAGGTTTAGGTCTTGCCATTACGTTTCTCCTAAATATATTTATCTAGGAAACGTATTATATGCTAACTTAATCCTCGTCGTCTTCTCGTTGTTGACCCAAGACTACCTTAAGATCCATTTTAGACTTGTATGGACCAACATGAATATTATTCTGAATAGTAGTCAGTCTAGGACAAAGACTACAGACCCAACCATTCTTAAACCTAAGACCATACCAACCTGCTACATGAGTGCTTCTACTGGCTGCTTTTTTGGTAAAAGTGGGATAGCCGTCTATTTCTTGTACATTAAAAACTTCTTCTTGATCAGTCGGATAGCCCATGACTTCCAAATGACCACCATGGTTGTAGTCACGCTTGACAAACTCAATACCTAGATTTTTTAGGTCTGTTTGACTGTGTACTGTGTATTCTTTTCGTTTTAGATTAATTACATAATTATCATCTTTGAAATTCATCATGCCCACACGTTTGGCATTTTCTTCTAGAATCCAAAACTTATCTTTAATAACATTCTTGGCCAATATCATTGGTATGCTGCTCCTAGATAATCACTGTGTTCCACCATCTTGTCAGCGACATTGACAAGATCCCATTTACCACAAAACTTAACAAAATGCAAGCCCACTTGATTGATTCTCGACTTGGCAATTGCAGTATTGATAGTTTCATCCATAGCAATTTTAATGTCTTCGGGCTGGGCTGTCAAGTCAATTAGTTGCCGATTGAACAGATATCGATCACGAACACGATGTTCAACACCTTCATGATCTGTCCAACGCTGTAGCATCATATTATTCCAATTGTAGCCTTTGGTGTTGCGATCTGCAAAGGCTTCACGAAGACCGACCTTATTTTTAGTACCTCGTTCACGAACGCCTGGAAAAGCACTAAACACATTGTCAGTACTGTCACCACGCATACATTTTTCAAATAAGAGCCAAGCGGGATCAGGCGCGGGCAATGGCTCTTTGGTTTTCTTGTCTAAGACAGGTCTACCTTTTTCATCAAATACACCTTCTACGGTAATCAACTGTTTAGTAATGCCATTGAACTGTCTAACATTTGGAGCCAATAGCTGATAAAAGTCGCTGTCACTGCTAACAATGACATGACTGTCATTGGGATGGTTCTGTATCCAACGAGCAATGAAGTCGTCAGCTTCACAGCGTTCATGTCGCAGAACAGTGCAGTTAGTTTTGGCACTAAGGTATTCTTTTAGTTCATCAAAGGCCTGCCAAAATACTCTGTCCTCTTCGGCTTCTTTGGGACTGAGTGCAGCACGAGCATCTTGTCGATTACGTTTATAACCTTCGTAAAAGTCTTTGCGCCAACTGCGTCCCTCTAGACAAATTACCACATGACTGCCTTTAAAGTCACGCCATACCTTGTTAATGCTGTTGAACATGATGTGATAGGCCATGCCAACTTTGGTTTCAGGATCATCTCCTCGAACAACATGTCTGGCTCTAAAAAACATGTTAGCGGCGTCAACTAGTAGATACATTTTACTCATTTATATAAGATTCGATTAACTTTTGATCAATCTGTTCGCGAAAATTAATATTAAATTCCTGCAACAAACTCATCCACTCTGTGTATTCATTTACTGTAAAAAGAAATTCTGTCCAGTCATCGTCGTCTTGACGTTTATATCCAACTAAAATATGACTGTCACCAACCCAATTTACACGAAAACTCCAGTGTAGTTTACTTGTCATCATTTTTTGTGTCAACTTTTTTCTTACGTTTTGGCAGCACATCAGCATCAGCTACAAATTTGGATTCTTCATCCATTTGAGCACCAATGTTCTTGCACAAATCAGTGAACCAACGATCCACGATTTCTTCGTCATTTTTACCCTTATATCCATGTTTCTTCAAAAATTCAATGAAGGCTGAGTTCCATTCCAATTCCATAAAGCCTTGCCTCGGATTATTTTCATCGAAATCAGTGTTGACTACATTGACCCAAGGTTCGTCAGATTCTTTGTGATTCTTAGGTTTTTTGAATAGATTTTTTAACTTGTCTATCATAGACTGTCTTTCAGATTCATTAATTCACCATCTGACAAATAGAACTCAAACTTTTTATGAAACTCATCGGGGTTCTTGGCATCTAACCATTTAGTATAGAAGATTACAACATTCTTATTGACAGAGCTGATTTTTTTGACTTCCATAAAGACCTGGTAACCATCACAGTCACTTAACATCTGTTTCATTATTATTCCTTAATTGATTGATTTCCGTTGCATTTTCCAAAGGTTGTTCGGCCATCTTGGCAGAGTAGCACGTACTCTACACCAGCAGCACCCCCCACGTATTCTTTTTCTGTGCGTGGTGTTTCTGTTTTTTCAAGTCTGGACCAATCTGCTCGCAGAGCTTGAGCAGAAATCATGACTAATGAAACTGCTAGTATAACATTGGTAATGGTTCTAAACATTACTTACCCCAGCCATTGCTCCAAATATCTACATGAAGTCTAGGACTATAACGATAACCACGTGCCAGTGCCATGTCTGCTACGTTTTTACTATGAGCAAAATAACTTTCGTCTGTGCCGCCAATACTCATAACATAGACCTGTCCAGTAAATCCCGCCAGTCTATATGCTTTAACAGCAGTGTCTACTTCGTCAAAATCTTCCGCTGCACTGACTACAAATTTAAGATAAACATGTCCAACATGTTGATAATCAATTATGACTTGGGGTTTGACAGCATGTTCCCAGGCTTCACCACTGGCACTGAGTTTAGGACTTACACTAAAGGTAATGTTGTCTTTACGTAAGCGATAACCATCTCTAAGAAATGTTTTAAATTCTTTATGCAACATTTGAGTACCATTGGTTTCAAACGTTAGGTTACGTAGGTCGCTCATAGCAGTATGAGTCAAGAGTTCTGGATACAAATTTTGCCAGCCTAGAAGAGGTTCACCGCCTGTGATTACAAGGTGAACATCGTTGCCATTATCCTGCAGCCAATGATGGTTAGGAGTTAGAGCCAGCATGGCATCAACGCTTTCTTGTATACTGTATCTTGGACTAAACTTTCTAAAATTTGGATGCCAACTGGCATAACTGTCACAACCATATTTTACCAATGGCAGTTCCATAAAGTTGGAATACTTAGTGACGTCAATTTCATCTGGCTCTGTAGTTTTTTCTCCACGTGGTAAACCAAAACCTGCACATTGAAAATTGCAGCCAAATGTTCTAAAAAATATGCTAGGTACGCCAATAAAGCGACCTTCACCTTGGGCACTATAAAAAATTTCACTAACTTTGAATGTTTCCAAATCTTATTCCGCCTCTAACTTTATTACCATATTTGAGTCTAAGCAAACACTCAAACTCTTGATCAATCGATCCTTCAAGGGCATACCATTCTTCTGAATCAGGAGGACTCCATGTATCATATAATGTTCTTATTTTAACATCAGGATAGTGGTCTGTCAACCAGTATTCTAACTGCTTGCTTTCCCAAAAATTAAGAGTTAGCAGTAGTTGACTCATTACTTTTTTTGTTTTGGAATTTTTGCCATTGGTTCTTCCCAAGGAAATACTATCCATGGGTTGCTACTAGGATCTTTACTGTGAACAGTGTAGTCGAGCTTTTTGACAAACTCACTAGCAGGATTATCCCACAGTGTGGCAAACCGAACATTGTCGTTCCATACTTCTTGCCACCTGGAATCTCCAGGTAACATTTCTTTAGGAACATTCTCTACGATCCAGTTAAAGGTTGCTCCGCTGTCATTGATGTCATCACAGATTAAGATTTTTTTGCTGTGTTTTTTATAATCTGCCTTATACGAATAATTATTATGTGACAGCCATTGATCTTCAACATGAGCATTATACCAACCAAAGGCATCAGCAGCAATACTGCGGTCTACACTAATACATGCATGATCTCTCAAGCTAACTGTTATAACTTTCAACGGTATATTCATTAGATTGCTAAGACTTACACCCAAAGGTAGTCCGCCTCTATTAATGGCCACAAAGTAATCTGGTATCCACTCACTGGTTTTTATCTGTTTAGATAGATTGATAACATCTTTGTCAAAATCTTTCCATGTATAATAGATCTTGTTCATTTTTTCTTTTTCTTAGACTTAACAGGTTTAGTTTCGATTATTGCACCTTCATAACCTGGATGGTATGGTGCAGCTTCCACTAGTTTTTTTCGTTCGTATTCTTCCGCAGCCTCTTTTACATTAGCAGCGATTTTGTCCCAATCAATTTCATATTGTTCGGGAGCAACTATTGTCAGTTTTGGTGTTTTGGTGTTCTTAGGTATTTCTCTGCTAGTGACATCATCGACTTTGACTTCGGTCTTGGCTTTCTTTTTAGTTGCCATAATATCTCCTATTGTTTTAGGTCATCTATGACCCAATCGTGGGCAGCATCTTTGAGGTAAGGTAATTTTTTACTGAGTTCAGGATCCGCTGCTACATCAAATGCTAGTTTTTTTACTAACTTAATTGTTCTAAGTAGGTCATCTATTTTAACGCTTTCGGTGCCGTATGTGAACCTACCATCAGTGGTTATACTAAAAATTTTTTCAGGTTTAGTAGAGTTATTGATTACTAAACCTCCTTGTTGGACATTTCCAGTCCGATACAGGCCAGTGGATATGTTATATTGACCTGTGCCTCCACCACTGCCACCACTGCCACCACTGCCACCACTGCCACCACTGCCAACAATTGCTGTTACAGATGTAATTGATTTATTGTAGGTAGTCATGTGTCTGTATCAGGCTTACGATAGATATTGCACTAGGTTTAATTGCAGTTTCTCTGCCCACACTCAATTGAACTATAACATCATTATCATCTAGCAAAGACATGAGACTGTTAATTTCTGATATCTTTATTTTAAGTTGTTCAACTAGATTGACTATTACGGGATCTTTCATCATGTTCTCTTACAGTTATTGACAATGTTCATAAACTCTGCTCGAACAGCAGGTTCAGTTTTAAAACAACCACCTAGTTTACTGGTCACAGTGCTTGAACCAACATCTTCAACACCGCGACTTTTAACACAGTAATGTTGAGCATCAATGACCACTGCTACATTATCTGTGTCAAGAATAAAACTTAGTGCGTGAAAGATCTGTTCTGTGAGTCTTTCTTGAATCTGTGGTCGTTTGCTAAAATATTCTACTATGCGGTTAATCTTACTTAGTCCTAGAACTTTGTTTTTAGGTATGTATGCCACAGTGGCCACGCCGTCGATGACTACGAAATGATGCTCACAATTGCTTTGAACATTGACGTTTCTTTCAATAACCATTTCATCATACTTCATTTTGTTATCTACTGTGGTACATTTAGGAAATGCTTCGTAGTCCAAGCCCCAAAAGATTTCGTTGACATACATCTTGGCCACACGTTTAGGTGTTTCTATCAAACTATCATCAGTTAGATCTAATCCTAAGATACGCATGATGTGACCAAAATGTGCTTCAATATGGTCAATCTTTTCTTTACGATCATACTGGTTTGGGTTAGTAGGTGTTTCCACACCCATTTTTACTAGGTACTCATGAACCTGTCGACCCAGTTCGGGATCGGTTTTTGTTTTGTTATATGACATTTTTGAATCCTTCCTTACACGGATATTGAGATTGAATGTTGTTACCTTTGTGTAACGTATCTATTTATACTGTTGTTTTGTTTTCTGTGTGATCTTTTACAAGTGTCTTAATCAATTCAAGATGCTTGTAAGCTTCATCTAGTGCAGGATATTTACTGCGTAGTTCTTGTTCTTCAGACTGCTTACGTTTTTGTTCTTCTATCCAGTTATACATGGCTTGAATGTCGATGCTGTTATGAAACTCAACGGTGTTATCAATTCTTTGCCAACTGCTACCGTTACTGACTTCAAGACACTTGTTTACGCCATTCCATTGAACTGCACCTGTAATAGGTGGTAGATTATAGCTGCGATCAATCTGATAACCCACCGGCGGGTGTCCTGTATATTGCATTCGAATCATTTTATTTCCTTTTCTAAGATTTCTCTTATTTTAACATGGTCTAATCTATAGATTCCGTTTCCGGGTAATGTGTAGCTGGTTCTAAATTTTTTAAAGTTTTGAATATCAGGATGTTGATAAATTTCGGATTCTCTAATTTTTTCATAACCGTCTTTTTTTACTCTTTGCTGAAGATCAAAATACTTGTGATAAATTTTAGGCTTGACAGCATTAGAACCAAAAATTTTATCATACTTTCCTTGAATTAGGTCAATGATAACTTCTTCATTCATGAAAGAGAGCAGTGTCTCGGGTGTGTAATTTAAAAAAGCTGGAGTACCATCAACCCCATAAACCTTATAAAATCTATTGAGACAAGATTGGCTTTCGTATTCATCAAATCTCCATACCTTATCGTGAACAACGAAATGTGGTTCATAGTCTCCGATTAGTACAACTCCATCAAGCTGAAGTGCAGTATGAAATAATGCCGGATATTGATGAACATGACAATCAAGTTTCTCAGCAATTTCAGCAAACTTTCCAGAATGTACGAAATCGTCGAAGTTGATGTCATATATCTTTATTTGAATGTTACGACTCTTGTTAAGTTCCATTACAAATCGATAGTCATAATCATTGTAGTCAGGCATCAATCTTATAAATACAGGTCGCACATTGATACCCAATTTCATAAAAGCACGCAGCATAAATTCACTGTCAATTCCTCCGCTGTACATGATATGTATTGGATCATTGGTCATGCTTCTAATTAGTTCGGCATTGGCACAGACTTCGTCTAGGTAAGTTCCTGGCCGACGATTGCAGCCTTTAAGGTCAATCTTATAGTTGACTCCGGTTCCAGTGTCCTGCCAAAAATTATTATAACGTAAAGGTATTTTATACATTTAAATTACTAAGTAAAGAATCTGCACTAAAAAATACTTCTCCGAGATCTTTGGTCTGTTTTTTCAGCTGAGGTATTCGTTTTTCATAATGCGTCATAGTGACTATGATATGATGACAGAGTTCTTGTCTATGTCTTTGATAGCTTTCCCAATTTTCGGTCCAATTACTTGGATACTTAAAACCTTCGTAGTACATTTCACTATAGCTCAGTCTGTCTGGCACCATTGGAATACTATCTACCAAAGCACCTTCATAGCAACTGATACCTAGAGTTTCTTGTAGATTAGCACTGAATACTATCTTGGATTCTCCTAGTAGATTATGATATTCATTTTTAGTCAAGGCATGATCCTGACAGACCACAAATTCATATTGTGGCAGATGTTCTTTAAGATCTCTAAAAATTTCAACCTGCTTCTCTGGTGCTATGCGATGTGGGAATAAAATTAGGTCACGCTTGACCATATTCATATAAGGCTGTAGCGTCTGTGGCATATATTCCATAGGCCATCCTGTACGAACAATTTTATCAAACTTGCCATTAAGAACTTCTTCAAGGTCTTCCTCGAACCATGGATTTTCTAAAACATGGTTGTCATTGAGAAGATTTTGCATGAACATTTTAATATGAAAGTCTGTGGCAAAGTAATTATAGTCAACGGCGTGGAAGAATGCTTTTTCTGCATGTCTAACCCAAGGATCATCTCCGATTAGACGACCTAAAAAGTCATGGGGATCATAACTACCAGCATGCCATAGTGCATGAATCTTTACTGGTGTCTTTAACAGCTCACTCATGTATTTTAAGTTTATGATGCCTGGGTGCCAAGCATCAGTAAAAACAAAATGGTTGCCAGGTTTAACGGCTCCCTCACAAAAAAGCCTGCTAAACTGTTCGACCTGACTAGACTTGTATATATTGGTGCCGCCAAAATTAAGAAAAGCACCAGGAGTAGTGGCACTAGGAATATCCTCAGGACCAGAGATGACGTGAACATTATGTCCTTGTCTTTTAAGAATTTCGGGTACATGTTTCTTCCATTGTGAAGTGTAGCGTGTTTCAACGCTTTCTAAGTCAACTAAAAATATTCGACTCATAGAGGAGTGTCTCCAACATAGTCTTTCCAATCCGTATAGACACGACGGTCCATAAGATCATGTAGGTAATGGCACCATACTCCAGGGTTAGAATCACCCCAAGTAGTGTCATCAATCTTTAATACAGCGTTATAGTTGTACAACTTAATGTAGGGAAGTTTAACACTGATCATGGGAATGAATCTTGCACTTTCTGTAAATGCCATTTCATGAATTTCATTGGCGTACTTTACATCAAAGTCAAGGGTAACCCAATAATCAAGGTCTAGTAGATCATTGATCATCTTACTCCAGGCACGCCAGTCGTCTAGACCTACAGGGTTGAAGCATTGGCTGGTACCTAGGTATATATGACGTAGATTGTCGACTCGACTGACAATTTCGTCTACAGGCTTTATGCCAACTACAAACAGTGTGCGTTCACCTTTCATTGGTGTATGTTCAACTTCCGTACCAATAAAGTAATCTACCTGCTGTCTACCTTCTGTGTCTATGGCCATACAATATATCCTCTACTATAACCTGGTGGTCTATTCATGCCATCTTGAAACGCATGTTGCCATTCAGTTGTTCTATTATAACTTCTCGACCAAAATTTATCAATATCGAGTTTACCACTTTTAATCCAGGCTACCCCTTGCTCCATACAGTCTAAGAAGAATGGGCGACGCGGACTTGGTCTACTTGTAGTAACAGCACGCCATAATAGGTTTTCGCTTTCCTTTTTACTGATGCTGCGACCAACAGCATCAATAACTAGACCATTGTCATTAATTAGTTCAGGAAGTTCTAAAAAACTATGATTGTCATTTAGCACTATGACGATTTCATAACCACTACTAGGGCAACTTTTAAGTTCAACATTATCTTGTAGCCAAATGTCCCTGTTACTGCGACCTACTACGTCAATATGGTATTCCGTTTGATGTAGCTTGAGTGTTTTATATGCTACGTAGGATAAAAATCCACTGCCAATAATTAACAGTTTGGCATGGTCGTTAGCATAACTTCTTCCTTCTATTTCAGCGATATCACCTTCAACAATGTTGATACCGCAGGCCACTGGTTCAATGATGTAGCGTGGATTTGCTTCTGGGACAACCACAAACTCGCCTTCACGAACTGGATAGTAATCAGCATAAGCAGGTTCACCCCTAGTAGCAACATAATCACCGACTGTAACTTCAGTTCTAACATCACTACCAACACTAATAACTTTGCCTAGACCTTCGTGCCCCTGCATATCTAGTGGCAATGGACCGAAATTTCCCCGCATCATGGCAATGTCACTGGTACAAACGCCAGTCATTATATTTTTTACAATGATACCTTGATCAAATCTTTCTGGGCAGTTGTATTCTGTTTCATAAAAATATCCCTGCCCTTGTGTAGCCAATATTTTTGTTTTCATAACAGTCCTATTTGTTTATGAATCCATACATCTTGATCATATTGGCTATTCCAAAAATCATTGTTGTCGATGTTATTGGTCGCAGTTGTAATCATATCTAAATAAGGTTCAGCAGGACATAAGGTACCGAGGTCATAGATATGACTGTGTCCATCGATGATAAATTCTATACAAGCACTATCATATTCATCAGTCTGCCAATTAGTCACCAGTGTCCACGCAGTTTTTTTATCATTAGCAGCAACGAATTCCATGACACAGTAAGTATCAATTCCTACTCCTACTAAGTCTTCTTTTCTACTGTGTATTTTAGTGCCATAATCATAGCATGTCAAGTTAGTATAATAACTAAGCATGTGTGGCATTAGGTCTCTACTTACTCCACCATAACTTTGTTTTGGATTAGTAAACCATGTGCTTGCGGGTATACCCTGTTGTCGTTCCCAACATACGTTTACTCTATCGCTACGTTCAGCCATATCACGCCATAATTCAACCTCAGGTCTGTACTGATTGTTCTTGACCATCATGACTCGTGTTCGATGATGGTCATTAACGAAACGCATCCAATTGGTGTAGTTCTTAAAACCTGGTTTTTCAATCAGTAATAGTCGTGCATGACTGGCGACCTGCCTAGCAATAGACTCGTGTGTATAGTTTGGAGTACCGATATAAATGATATCTTGTCTGTACCAATCGTCGTATAAAAATTCAAAGTCAGTATGGTCAGGATTTTTACTAGCGTCGGCATCAACGGTTATAACTGTATAACCTAACTTTTTGAACCATGACACATACTGAACACCCATACCCAAACCAATAACCACTGCTCTAGGCACTTCTTAATTCCTCCAACAATTCTTCTGCTTGATCAATGTCCCAACTATCTGCTGCTTCAGCATCATTGTTATTACCTTTATCAGTCTTTGTGAAATTTTGCTGCCAGGTTTCCGCAGTGGTTTTTAGTGTCTTTTTACTGTTCAAATCTGCCAACAGTGCTTGACAATTATCCAAGAGAGTATACGGAGTCTGACTGGTAAAAACTTGATTGACAAGTTCCACACCATATAATACATTACGTGGAACCCAATTGTCAATCTCAAGACTTTTGCCTTTTTGCTTTTGCCACCTAGTAGGATCTGGCTGTTTTAACTTATAAGCAGTGTCAGTTAGAGCATTGGCTCGTTGTACACTTTCGATATGTTGGTAAACATTATGGGCCATCATGATAGCATAGCTAAAGCTATCCCAACTGGTTTTACTTTCTTTACCATTCTTGTTGAGCTGTCCAGGTTGATACCAACAGATATCGCCCATTGTAATACGTTCACCAATGGGGCTAGACCATGGGAAAGGCAATGTAGAACCAGATAATAGTCTATTGTCTACAGCCTTGTCCATGATGTAACTGAATCTATCATTCAGGTGTACATGTTGAGTATAGATCTGTCCATAGGCAGTGGCCAAGAAAGGGCTGGCACAGTCAAAGGTAATTTTCATGTCAGGATTAATGTACTGTCTAATGTTACGCTGTATGGCTGTTAGTATTACTGCTAGTTCCAGCTTGCTAGTACCAAGGAAGTGTATGACATCTCTACCAGGTTCTAGCAGCTTTTCATCACGCAGTTTAATCAACCGACGCAGCATTAGATCCACGTCCTTCATGTTATTACCACCAAAGGCCCAGCCTTCAAAGGGATAGTGTTTGACTGCTTCATACCAAATCTCAGCGTCTACATTGTTACCACCTTGTAGAACGTTTAAGAACTTGGTCTTACCTTGACGATGTTTCAAAAAGAAATCATTGTTAAACAGTGTGCCATCTAAGCAGTCTCTGAAGTCTTTGAGTCCAGTTCGTTCTTGATTGATTGGAGCAGCAGCCCATGTGGGAATATCTAATACCATGCTGTAGTCAGCGGTAAATTCCAACCAGTTAAGTATGGCCATACGGGTTTTATCTGCTGTACCTACATAGCCGGCATCTCCTTGCTTTTCCCAAAAACGTTTCCAGTCAAAGTTAATTACGCCTTTTCCGATCTGGAATCCTCCACTGTCCCCTAGTATGAAAGTATTCTTGCGGTCTCTATTCTGTATCATGCTTTCTTGCACAGAACTCTTATCTATGTTTAACTGAGCATGTCCAGCACTGTAAAGAGCATCGGGATAATAGAAATAGCCTTGTTCTTTGTTGAGAAAATTTAGACCTTCAATTTCATTTTCAAAGTCCTTGGGAATACGATCCTTGGGAATCCAATAAGGTTCGTTTTGTTGTCGACTGACCTGATCCTGATAAAAACCACTTATGCTAGGCAAGAATATTGCATAGTCATGATTTCTTGTTTTAAGATCGATTCTTGTTTTTTTACTTAATGACATAGCCGCTGCCAGTATATTTCATTTTGGCAAGAGCCACTTCCGGCCATGGACTTTTATACAATCCCACATGAATCTTTAATTTCTTAGGAGTACGATCCTGAGTAATCTGCACACTGACATCGTAGGTATAGCTCTGTTCTTTCAGAGTTATTTCATTGATCTCATAGTTATGTATCCATTCCTGCTCTCGAAGGTCACTGAGATAGGACTGAAACATATCTGCAGGCATGTGTCCAAGACCTTCTTGAAGAATACCATCATAGATTTCAGAAATTTTAAGTAAGTCGTATTTGATGTCGTTGATATGAATCATTGCTCGACTGACTTGGTTTTGATATTGGTTCATTGTTCTCATTATGTTTTCCCATATTGAATATGACAGCCATTTTCACCATCTTCACTGACTTCAATCCAGATTTCTCTACCGGGATATCGTAGCGTGATCTGTAGATATAGGTCATCGGCAATCATTTCGCAGCTCTTAAAGTTATGTTGAACTACCCCCTCGTGCAGGAGACGCTCACAAAATCGTTTGAATTGGATGAATTCCACATCGCGGTCGTCGTGAAATACTTCAATGCTAATACGAAAATGAAAAATATGCCTATGCGGGTAGCCCAAGAACGAAACATCATCCTCACCTCCTGTTGCTAGATTAGGGTCTGTTAGAGCTGCTGGATATTTGTGAATACCTTCTTTCTGAAAAGTAACCCAAATCATTTTTTTCATATCAGCTCCATTTTTCAACACTGGGATATTTGTCTGATAGTTTTGTTTTAGCCTCAGAGCCTGTGTCTTTTGACATTAAGCTATCCAGCTCAACATCGTTGTTAGATGCCACTGACTCCGATTTTGTCTGAACCATAAATTTTTGGTGAAAAGTCCATAGTTTCCAATCTATAGCTTCTAGTAGACTTTCCATGCGTTTGAGACTTTTAACAACTTCTTCATTATCCATAATATTCTCCTTTAAATTACCTTCTAGTTTCTTTGAAATCATAGCCGTTTTCTTCACAGACTGCTGATACCATGTTCATTATCTTCCATAACTTCCAATCAATCTTACTGAGATAATCGTTTTGGATACGTAGTTCGCGTATAAGATTGTTTAGATCTTTATTGTTAATTGAACCAGTATTGTCTCTAGCTGTAGAATTTACAGTGTTTTTGTCCAATTTGGATTCGTTAACTGTTTCATTCGGTCTGTTATTTTTTAGTATGATTCTTTTCTTGACCATTATCTCGTATGTCCAGGAAGGATATAATCGTATACTCCAATGCCACTGTCAATGGTGATCATACAGACAGTCTTGCTAAATTTAACTGTACAGTCTGCATTCATACCAAGTTTGATAATAGACAAGAATTTGTCAATAGGCCAAGCATAGCCTTCATTGATGTTACCGCTAACATTGTTAGCAAAAGTCATTCGACCGAAATGGCTACCAGCAGTGTCGCTGCCAAAGATAAAGATTAGATTACCGTTTTCAGTCTTGACAGAAAAAGTAGGTTCGATGGCAGCATAAATTCCTGCCTTGGCACTCATTTCACTTACCTTAGATTTGCTGGGCTCAAATTCAACGTCCCACTTGACACCTTTGAAGGTGCTTTGTTGTAGCTGTTCGTCGATGACTTCTTTGCTCATTAACCTATATTTGTCGCTGTTGCCATCGTTGTCTTTGAATTGAATATAGTCAGGTATAACTACTCCATTTTTTGTAGTGCTAAGAATTACTACATCGGATCCTTCTTTGTTGTATAAACTACTAATACCATTTAGAAAACTAAGATTACCAAAGCCCACTTCTCCGATTAGGTCAGCACTGGGATTTTTTAGTTTTGCATCCAACACCACAGTTTTCTTTTCGTCTATGGTCCAGATTTCTGTGCCTTGAGTCGAGCCAGTTACCTTAGCTAGGTCAAAGAAACCTAGGCTGGCTGTGTGTCGCACAATATCAAATATTGCATCTTTCATTATTTTCTCCTTAAGGGAATTATAAGGTATTTAGAATTGAATGTCAACTGTTTTACTAAGATTACAAGTTGACAGAGGCGCCAAGCCATGCACTAGTATATAGTCTTCAGTGATCACTTATTTGTCATGCGAACAGCATGTCAAAAGTTGTTTTTTGATCACTAGAACTTATATCCCATCCCAATACACCAATGAGATTATCCACTTTGTTATCAATGATTGTTTCTTCCATGGCAGCATGGTCAAAAGGAAGTTCCTTAAACCATTCTGGTAGTCTGAGTTCATCGATAGGATAGGCGATACTAGTTATTCCAATTGGATTGTTTTTCAACTTACAGACAATGACTTTCATACCATCTGTAATATCCATACTGCGTTGATCAGCAAATACACGTTTAAATCTATTCCAGTTAATGGCTGCTAGTGCATGACCAATGCCGCATTTACCAGTCTTTTCAAATACTTCTGTGTGCTTGGTTAGATTATTAACACGTTTTGGTGTGCCTTTTTCCCAGCCAGGTCTGCTTTTAAATTCTGTTCTAAACTGATTAATCGCGTCAATGATATCCTGCTTGTCTTGACCATTCAATACCATTAGCAAGATTCTTTCTAAAAACTTTTGCATGAATTCAGGAGTATCTGCTCGCTTGAGGTCCAAGCCCATGGCCTTGATTTCACCAGGCTGATCTTTGTCAACCCGTTTGCCTTCTTTATCATAGATTAAGACAGCATAGCGTTTTTTAGTAATGTAAAGACCTTTGCTGGCAACTACTTCTCGCCCTGCCTTTATAACTTCGCCGTAGGCAGCAGGACAGTTGAAAGCAGAATTCATGTAGCCTGTAAAACTGGCGTTGACTTCCTCGGCCACTGCATCGTATAGTTCAATAACCTTTTCCTTATTCCAGCTTATATCACCAGAATCAATCTGTTCTTTATAAATCGGATATGCGCTGAAATAACAACTGTCAGTGTCACCGTAGATAATTGATTTGCCCAAGTGATTATAATCACCAGTAAACATTTCGTTGGCTTTACTGGCCATGTGACGAGCAACGCATCGACCAGTTAGCGTAGTCGATTGTCCCATACGATGATCAAAGAATCTGCTGCCTGCGTTAAGTAACGCACCGTACAGACTGTTCAGATTAATCTTCTTAACTAGCTGCCGCTTATCCCAGAACTCAAACTCTTTTGGATCAGTACAGGCCTTGGCCTTCTTCTGTAGCTCTTTACGTTCAGTGTACCAACGAGCCAGCAGGCCTGGAATAACGCCCTGTTTCTCATAGGTAAAGATAGTGCCGTTGGCTGTTAGCATCCAAGGATTACCACTGAGATAAATTAGTTCATAGGCTTGACTTGCCGACATTTCTGTGCTTCGACCATCTTCCCAATCAATGACTACGTCATAACCTACATTGCGGTTCATGATTTCATCGTACTCATAGACGCAGAACTTGCCGTCCCAAAAGTCAGCAAATCCTTTGCCCGCCCGTAACCACTGATCGAGTTCTTGTTTGGTTTTTATCTGTCGAACTTGTCCTATAATAGTTTCGGGACTCATGTTAAGAGCACGAATAAGACTGGGATATAGACTGTTCAAGTCCATGCTTCCAATCCAGTCATGCATGCCTTTTTTAGGATATGCTACATAGGCACCTGCGGCCTGTGTCTCGCCTGATCCTCCTCGCTTACGGTCAGGAACCATCAAGCCACGACTGTGTGCTTCATTGATAATAGCCTGATCTGTCACTGCTACAGCACCCATGGTAGTTCTCAGTGTAACAGTATTGGCGTGTGCAAGAACATTTACTAGGTCAATGTACTGTAGTTTTTTGTCTAGCTTGACCAATAACAGTGTGTCTTGTCTATTGTATTCAATAAACTTTTCAAAGTCATTATTATACAGTTGATCTAGGGTGCCTTCATACTGTATCTTACGTTCACCTAGTTCATACTCGCCAATGGCATCTAATCTGTAGCTGTGCATTTCATGGTAGGTGTATTTGCGATAAAGCTCGAGATAATCTAGATGCACACGACCAACAAAGTCATAGGTCTCGGAAATCTTACCGTACTTTTCAAATTCACGTCTTAGAGGTTTCATGTCCCATAGGCAAAACCTACGTGTATGATCCGCACCAAGCAGCCTGGCTATACGATTGACCATATAGGGTACGTCATAGCCTTCGCTGTTCCAACCACTGATAGTGTCAGCATCATCTAGGAGACTGAGAAACATGTCCAACATTTCTTCTTCGTTGGCACAGAGAATGGTGTCATCAAATCTTTTAACAATCACTTCTGCCTGTTCTTGACTCATTGCTTCAGGCTTGATGCAGAGAGTGATTAGCTTGTCTAACCAACCACAATACACTGACACAGCAGTGACAGGATTAAAAGGATCACTGGGATCAGCAAAGCCTTTTACACGGTCATAGGCAACTTCAATGTCAAAGAATGCCTTGTTAAGTTCTGGTGCATCAGCATTGAGATAGTTTGATTCCAAACAACGATTCAGTGGTTTGATGTCACTTTCATATAACTTTTTATGACTGTATATTTTGCGTTCTTTTTCAAAGGCCTTGCGACTGGCCACTGCAATTTTAGCCAGTCTCTGTCCATCAATGCCAGTATATTGTCCTTTATTGTCAGGGTAATAAAACAAGTAGTGAGCAGGGTATTGACGTTCTTTTCTCTTGCCATCAACTCGCTCGACAACTTTGATTAGGTCTTTTTCCTTAACGTAGATTGCGTCAACGTAGCTCATCGATATCCATTACTAAACATTTAGCGGCACCTCCTGCCTTGATAAATTCACTTAGGTCAAACATTCTATGATCATATCCTAGTTTTTTTAACATAATGCCAACAAGATCACTGCACACTGGTGTGAATACATTATTGTATAAGCATACACTATTACAGGCGAAAAGTCTAGCATCTTCTTCGCAGACATCCACAGTAGTATCAAAATGATCTCTTATGACATTCTGACTATCGAGATCAAATGCTCCTGGATACCATAGTAGTTCTCCATTGGGTAAAGGACAAAAACAAGTGTCCAAATGGTAACAAAAAGGATCCACTAGATTCAGCGGACGAATGTAACATTCTAGAATATTTTCTATTTCTTCAACTGCCTGTATACTAGTCCTAAAGCCAGTACCTAGCCATAGATTTCCGTCGCTGTCTTCTAATAGATCTCCCTGTCCTTCGAAACTATTTGATACGTAGTGAATTTTATAATCGTTGGTTTGAAACCAATGAGCGAATCTTTCTTCTTCGAACCGTCTTTGTTCGTATCTAAAGTTACTGAGAATAACATTCCGTTTGCCAAAATGGAAACCAGCATTAGCAGTAAACACCATGTCAGGACAGATCCAGTCTGGATCTATTAATCGAACTGCTGCACAACTTCGAATCATTGCATACAGCATGTTCCATTGATCCATGGCATGATCTTTATCTACAAAGTTTTGATTGTTAGTCATCCATGGATTGATATCATATATCACATCAAAGTGTTTAGGCTGACACATTAGAACCTGTTTCATAGAATATATTTAATAGATAAAACTGTCAGTATGATTAGATTGCAAAATGCATTAGTGAATATTATGGTTTTTTCTCGCCATATCACACCAGCCCAAATCCATAAGCAGTTGCCAAAAAATTGTAGCATGATACTGTAGGGATAAAACCATTCTCCCGCTAACATGGAAACAGCGATCATAATGATCAAGGTAGCTGACCACTTTACGTAGAATTCAAGTGGTTTACCCAGCATTAACGATGCCCGGCTACTTCTAGTACTTCTTCAACTTCGGTAAAATTGTTTTGCTCTTTTTCGAATTCATTTTTGTAGGCAATCTTAAGTGCTTTTTTTAAAGTTGCTGGTTTCATGTCAAGTTCTTCGGCAATACCTTTGATGGTGTCATTGAGTCCCTCATTGAGTGCTGCAACTTCGCTCATAACTTGAATACCCTCAGTAAACAGCTTTTTAATTTTGGCAATTTCTTCAGGTTTAAACATGCGTTCGGGCATAACTTCTCCTATTAATGAACTAGTATTATATAGGATTTTACAGGCACTGTCAATTCTATTTGGCAAATAATGCTATTTCTTTTTCTCTAAGACCTGCTAGTTCATTACAGAATCTGCCCTGTTCTACTGTCCATTTTCTAAATTCATCTGGAACAGCAGCGAAATCTTTTCGATTAATAGCCTTGAGTAGATTAGAATTTCGAAAAGCACTAGCTCCTCTATCATTGATAAACGAAGTCAGTGCTTGGATTTGATTAGTGTTTAGTTCTACTCGAACTAGATTTTTGATAATATCAGTTGACATTAGACCTTTAAGGTTGATCTAAGTTGCCAAGCCCATTTGCCGCATTTATCTTGGCGTTCAGCAAGGAAGTTGCTTAATCCATGATTGTGTGCTTGTTCAGCCAATTCGTAGGCTTCTTCTAGGCTGATCTTGACTACTTCTAGATCTGTTAGTAATTTTTCTACCATGGTTCTTGCAGGAAGAATTTTAATTTCATCCTGTATGCCAGTTAGTTCGCTGAAACGACTAAAACTAGCAGGAGCATAGGCTTCCATGGCACGAATTTCTTCGGCAAACTGATCTATACTGCTATAAAAATCTTCATAGATCATGCCAAATAACTTGTGCAGTTGAACAAAGTCCGGACCTTCAACATTCCAATGAAATCCATGAGATTTGAGATAAAAAGCAAAGTGATCAGCTAGTGCTTTTTTCATTGATTGAATAAGTTCATCCATAAGTTAATCCTGTAAATATTTACATGTATTTACCGCTTTCAGAGCAGTTTAATATACTTAAACTGATCTATGAAAATTTTGTTATACTATTGTACTAGGTTTTATATTGTTTAAGACTCTGCTGCAAATGCTAAAATTTTCTTCTAGTTTTTGATAGACTTGATCCTGACTGGCCAGGTAGGCCATGCCATAGGCCATCATGCCCATGTCTTTATAGTAGTTATTACTGGGCCAACGGCGTTGTTTTATTTGGAATCCGTCATAGAATAAACAGATGTCAGCAGTTTCAGCCAATTTCTTTTTGTCCTTGGTCTGCATGGCTGTCATTAATAGCAGAGCTACAGGAGTGTCTGGTGGAACATCATTTTTATCAAACCAGCGTGCCATTAGATGTACTAGATAGCTTTCTATGTCCTGATTCAGAAATATGCTGGTCTTGCCTTCGGCTTCTAGAACTAGTTCATAGCTACTTCTTACATATTCAAACCAATATTTCATGTTTTACAGATATTCTTCATACCATTCAGTGTAAGGCCTACCTTCTCTGTGTCTGCCTGTATAAGACTGGGTCCGTACCAACAAGCTAGAAAAACTCTCACATAAAAATCAATCCATATGTCTATCAACATTAAATGCCGCCGCCAACTGCGCGGCCCTTGAAAGGATGTTGTTTGGGCTGTTTACCTAGTATAGGGCCAGTTGACTTGGGCATTTCTTCTCCGGGAACCTGTCGAGCACGTCGCTGATTAGCATCAATTCCTTCTCCTACTTGAGACAATCTCTGTTTAAGTGTCTGCATCTGCCCAGCAGGTGTCAGTGATTCTTGAGGCTCACTGGGTTCTTTTGCTTTCATATAGTCTCGAGCAGTATCTAAATAATCAACTGCCTTGGTAATTTTGGCCTGTACCCATTCTGGCAAGTTTTCATCACTGTCTAATATACTGCGTAGTTCATTGGCAGCATCTGCGGCAGTGGTTAGATTTTGCTTGGCCATTTCTCCTTCTCGGTCATATTCGCCTGTATTAGCTGGATCCAATTCATTTTCCTTGATTTTTTCACAGTCATTGACTCTGACACTTTTGCCATGAGTCGGACTGGGTTTGGTTCCGACTTTACGATATCCTGGCCAACAACTTTCCTTGCTGCGTTGACTTTGACTACGTTGCTTTTCTGTTAGGTCATTTACTTTCATTTATAGTCCTTGTTTACTATACTTATTTACCAAAACTCAAGCTGACAGGATTAAGGTTTAAAGATACTGACTCTTGTGACATACAAACTGGCTCCGAGATACTGTCCGCCAGTTTGATCCCAAGTTCCTGATAAAAATACAAATCTATATTGACCCGCAGTGTTAACAGTAACACTGACTTCAGCCCACGGTGTAGCTGCTGATAGACTAGCTCCAGTGCCATTAAGCAATTGAATAGTGGCTCCGGTGTTAATTTCCAAAAGATAGGCAAATACGTTATAGGCATCTGCTCCTCCTGCTGCTCTCCACCAAAACCTGGCCTGATCCCCTACTGCTAGGTTAGCAGCACTGGTACTATACATATATGGTCCATACAAGATACCATAGCCTTGAGGAACCCATCCTTGTGCCCATAGTCTCACTGATTGAGTACCAGCATTTGAACCTGAAGGAACATCACTGGATAATTCAGTATATAAATTATAATCATATCCAGCATACCCACTACCAGGGTTTGGCCAAATTGGATAGACATAGGGACTTGGCATGGTATTGTCTGAAGGAACTGGCAAACCAGCAATGGTGTTGGGGCTATAACCACCGGGTGATCCAGGAAATACCAAGGTAGTCTCAATGGTCCAGCCTTCAATGTAGTAAGTGGTTCCTCCAGGTGGGGGAGGTGTAATAGTTCCTTGAAATCCTGGATTAGTATATGTAGGCACAACTGGAGTAGCACCTGGAGTCACACTGGAATCAACTAGCGTACCGTTCACTGAGCAGACTACACCACCAGTGGCACTGCCTGCTCTAATTCGTAAAATAAAAGTTTCATCGCCTTCAGTGGTGGTATCTGCTACACCACGTAGGGTAAATGATCCTGTGTTTGAATTAATAGTAAATGATCCGCTGGTTGCAGTCCAATCAGCACCGCTAGTTGTTGTATTTTCGATTTCCCAATAAAGTACTGTGCCATTCGGTGCACCTACTGTGTTAAATGTAACAGTGGTATTGGCAGATTCATCAATGCTGAGAACGCCACCTGTGCCTGGAGCAGGGACAAAGGTCACAGTAAGACTACTTTTGCCATAAAAATCACTCATCTTAATTGTGCCTGCTAGCACATTGGCTAGACTTCTTGCTGCACTGCTACCAATAGCCAGTTGATTGGTTCTAGCATTACCTAGTTCTACATT